CCTCTATTCGCCTCATTAAATCGGTAGCTTCCTCTATTGTAAAAACATAAGATTCCCTTGGAAGCTCCATTCCAGCCTGCATTATTTCTCCAGCCCTTGCGCAAGGGGCGGCAATTAGCGTAAGACATAAAATTAAAGAAAATAAATAATTTACAATATTAATCATAGTTCTATCTTAACCTCTTCTATTCCTATATCTTTATCTGCCAAATCAGGATCAACCATTGACTTTAGCTCTAATAGGTCTACTTCAATTGCCTCAATAGGCTCTGATAGCTTTGTGGCAATTGCAACCAATCTTTTATGAAAAATAGAATTTTTATCATCAATATATTTTATTAAATTATTTATTTTCTTTATCATTAAAAGCCTCTGCTGCTAAAGAAATTGTCTAGCTCTTCTTTTGTTACAAGCTCAGATTTTCTGCCAGAATTAATTTCTTCTATTTCTCTTTTTATTATACTGGCTTTATTTTCTAGCTTTGCAATCTCATCTTTATTATCCGCAATATTTTCTTCTGTTTGCTTTGCCTTAATTCTTTCTTCAAGATTTTTTAATTCTAAATTTAGAATTTGCTTTGCGTTAACTTTTTTGCTTATAAAGAGTATTGCGAAGAATCCAAATAACCCCAGGACTGCTCCGCCTATAATTTTTAACTTTATACTAAAACTTTCCCAAGCTTTCTTTAACCACTGCATAACATCAACCTCCTAAATTCTCGGAGGAATCCTGTCCGGTATGTTTTGCATCGGTCCACCTTCTTGTTACATAAGCGGTAAAAGTTGCAGCCAAATAAGCAGTCATAGATGCCGCATCCATTTGTACAAATGTTATATCAACGCCGTTAAAAGAGATGCTAGAAAATGTTGCAAGAAGAACATTAATAGTAACAACGGCAAATGATAGAAAGGCAAAAGTTAACATTGCGTCAGGTTTGCCAGAAGTATTTTTTATCCAAATCATTTTTTAATTCCTAAAAATTACGATCCCATGGAATCGTATAGACGATATCTGTTTTGTCCATTCTTTGAAGAGCTAACCTTTGTCTTGTATAATGCCTATAAAACAGCTTGTCTTTTGTTATATTTAAAACTTCATATATAAACTCAATATCGTTATTAAAATCAAACCTAACTAACAAATCTCTATCTCTAATCGCTGGATTTGGAAGAGTCCAGCAATTAGGCTTATATTCCTGCGCCAGATGATTCTGAGATGAAAGATTTAAGTCTTCTGTGGTATCGCCAAACATTACCATCAGCCTTCCATCCGATCTTCTGCGATAATTATATTGCTCGTACCCTCCGACATATCCTGTCCCGAAACACTTCTTGCATGATCTGACCTTTGGATGCATCCTTCTGGAATCAGAACATGAGCAGGTTTGCCCATTCCAAACTCTCTTAAGAAGAATTACTGGCTCTCCAACCTGATCAAGAAGAACTTCCTCGCGGTTTAGCATTCTGTCAAATAAATTCATGCCGCGCAAACCGTTAAACTCTCCTCCCAGATAACTTCCGCAATCATTTTTGCCCTGAAAAATATCCTGAGGAAGAGCCTGGTGGTAGCCGCAGAAATCAAATCCTTGGAAAAACTTTTTATCGTTGTCCTCATAATCGGTTACAACTAAACCAACTCCCTGTATCTCTCTATCACTCTGATATCCGTCTGAATAAGTAGGGGTCGCCATAGCTATTACGGAATTTTGATCCTGACAGCCAAAAAATATCGTTACAGAGTCGCCGGCTAAGTAAATTCCCTGAGATGTGCCATTCAAGCCTCGACCATTAGTTGGCACCAAAAATGATGTATCAGTTTTCGCTGTGTATCTAATAACTTCATTTGAGTTTAGAATTAAAACGCCAGCAGAAGGAAAGCCGTCAGTTGACTCTACCTCTATTATTGTGTCATCATCTAGGATCTGGGAGGTTATCACCGTTGGCTGAGGAATAAGGTAGACGCCCTCGTCAACCTCTTGCATACCAGTTAGGTCAACTGTCTCCTTAAATGTCTCAAGGCCACGGACGGCATAGCACATGGTTTTACCGGTCTCCAAACCAGTTGCAAGGAAAGAGGTCGTTTCATTTGTAGCAATATATTTTGCTTGTGTATCAAAAATATTTAGACGGGATTCATTTTCATATATTAAAGCATAAGTATCACCTTTATATGATCTAGATATTGGCTTATGCCAATTAATAGCCAGAGAGTCTCCGTTGCCAACATTCGCCACCCTTCTTATTCCATGAGCAAATCCTTCAAAGTCAACCTGAGGGAAGGTAGACGGCAGAATTACCTGGGGAAGATCTACGGTAAATAATGAGGTTCCAGTTAATGTGTTTCCGCTTAAATCACTAACTGAATAAAATATTTTATAAAAGCCATCACGGAAAGATTCTATCGGCTCAATCCTTACTGTTGCTCCGTTAATAGTTTTCTTTAGCGAGGACGACGTTCCAGAATAATTTTCATCAAAAATTCCTGCCGTTACAGCGGGAAGATCATTTATTTCTATATTTATTGAGGAAAGATTGATATCATCAATATCATCTGAGAATTCAAGAAAAACAACTTGATCTGATTTCACAAGTGCGCCATTTTCCGGCGAAATTATATCAAGATATGGCTCAGACGTTGTGGTTCTAAAAACGTATTCAAGATTTGAGTAACTTCCGTCAAGATCCTTTGCCTGTATTTTTACAAGCACGGTCTGGCTTTGGTCAAAAGGAGTCTCTTTATCTATAATGATAGACAAGCCAAAATCTTCTATTGATATATTAGAATAGACGCCATCAAAACCATTTTTAAACTCAACACCATCGATAGCCCTAGCTCCACTTATTTCCACAATAAGCGAAGAAAGGTCTATACCAGCATCATCTTCTATTATGCTGAATTCTATGAGTGAATCTAAATCAACCCTTTTTTCGCCCTCAGCAGGCGATTGTCCGGTTAGGGATAGCATAAGAGGTCTCCTTATTATTTTGGTCTATTAGTAGAGCCTAAACAACCTCTTCCATTAGCTCCTTTTTCTTTTTCTCAGCGTTTTCTCCACTGATTTCGTGATAATCAAGCAATTCGTCAACGTACTTTTCGGCAGACTTTTCCCCATTATTTTCAGACTGATAAAGAACTTGCTTTTGAAAGGCGTCTACTTCATCCTTGTTATCTAAATAGTGATTTTCTTGGTTATCTTTTTTGTCTTTTTTATCTTGCTTCATACAATGCTGAATGGCGTGTACCAATTCATGAATAACATACCTCATAATTACGTCAAATGATTTTTCCATTAATTTTTTATTTAAAATAATTTCAGAATTAATTGTTTTTGCAGAAACCTCTAAGTCATCAAACTTTATGCAAACCCCTGCTAAAAATTTATCATCGACATTATTTTCTTCGCATATATCTTTTGCTATGCTATCATTAATTAGCTCTGTTCTTATCTTGGAAAGAAGCATTATTGTATCTAAATATTTTTTTTCTTTCTTTTTTGCCCTAACGATAAACATTATTTATCCTCAAATAAATCGCCTATGTTTTCCACCTGCTTTTCTATTGCTATTTTTGCGAGATATTCCGTTTGTCTTAATTCTGCAATTCTGTATTCTGCTTTTTTTATTAAGGCTTCTAAACCCATTATTTCAAATGCAACTTCATCAGAATTTATAGGCTTAGAATATCCACAATATATTATTTTGCAATTTTCAGGCTCTCTCATGTTAATCCTTAAACAATTCTTCTTGACCTCAGGTGGCGCAACCTCGTAAAAGCTGGCGCTCCAGAGCTTAGGTTTGTAAATGTGCCAAAAGAAGTTGGCCCTGGTCTAATGGAGTTCTTAATGAACTTTAGCCTCTCACGATAAGATGAAAGGAAGTTGTTGTAAGTTGACCCCAAGAAATCACCGAGGGTCGGCGGCTGATAGGAAATGCCTCCATCAGAAATAGTAAAGTCTCTGCCCTTCTCGACTAAAGCCTGAGAAGAAAGCGCTAATATGGTTGCCCCCTCAACAATCGCGTGAGAAAAGGTCTTATAAATAATCTCATCAGCAAAGGAGTAGGAGGTAAAGAATGGAATCATGTTAAACTCAGAAAGGGCTGAGCATAAAAAGCAAGCCAAAACTTCATCTGAAAAAACATTACATTCTTCTAAAACAATTTCTCCATAAGAGTCATAAACGAATGCGCCGTATTCATCTCTAACAGGCTTCATTCCATCCGATCTAACTCCTGCCTTTAGGTATTTTAAAAGTATATTTAGGCCAACAAGTTCTGCATCAGAAAAATCAAAATCTACATCATCTCCCAGCATAATTGTTCCGGTAGATACCATTTCCATTTTAATTCTCCTTTATTTTGAGTAAAGTAGCTTTTTTAGTGATCTAATTTTGTTATCATACTCACAGAACTCACTACTAAAAAAATCTATCGCTAAAGACTCAGCTTTCTTACTTGAATCATCTAAAACAAATCTAAACCTTCCCGATTCTAATCTTTCTGCGCTTATAAGCTTTAAGCCCTTTATGTTTAAGTAGGCTGCAAGCGCTAGGTCTGATGTTTCGTACTGGTTCATTGTTTAATCCTTTCTATGTATTTTTTATGCACAGAGCATATAGTGGACCCCTTTGGGGCCTGTCTCTTACACCTGTTACCATCATTTTTGATGAATTCACACTGTATGAATACAAAAGAACTTTTATTATTACCAGATTTATTAGCAGGAATAACCTCATCTTCTTCATCTAAAATTATTGGCTCAGCATCTTCCATTACCAAATAGCTTGGCTCGTACTCTTCTGTGTCATCTAAATCATCCTGACTTTCATCAGGCTCAGATGGATCCAGCTCTTCCATTTCCATAGAAGTATCGTCTTCAATCATGGCTTGAAATTGCTCGGCAGAAGATTTCATTCCAGACAATTCTTCTTCATACTCAAAAAATGTTTCAAATTTATCTTCTGGATCAGACATTGTTTCTGGGCTAACTTTGCTCATGTCTCTTCTAGACATCGTTTTTGTTTGTGCTCTATTTGCAAGAGGCTTGCCCTTAACAAATGTCATTCTATTTCTTAATTTATTTGGATTCATAATGTTTCATTTATTATACTATATAATAATATAAAAAGGGCGCAGTATTTCTACTGCGCCCTTAGTCAATCTAAAGATTGCTCTAAAGATTAGGCGTGAGTTCCGGTAGCGACACCACGGGGGTTGACAATGCCAACGCCGATGATCTCGTTAACAACCCAGCCAAGCTTAAGCTGCTTGGGCTCGTCAGCGGGAAGAACCTCAATGTCCTGACGGACAGGCATCACACCAACGAACTCGGGATCAGCGGTAGCAAAGCCACGGTTTACAGGAACAACCTTGGAGACGATAATATCGGCACCGAAGACGTGTCCGTAAAGACCGGTCTGTAGAAGCTCACGCTGAGTGACAGGATCGACCTGTGAGTTTGCACCACCGGCAGATTCCCAGGTGAGAATGTCGGTGAACTCATTGATGTTGAGGAAGTACTTAGAAGTAACTAGGTCCCAACGATCAATCTGTCTCTTAAGGTTAACAAGGCCGTCCTTCTCAAGGGCCGTGCCAACGCCACCGGGAGCAAGGTCAACCGCAGCATTCTCGCCACCAAGCGCGCTGTCACCAGCGAACGTGAGGGCAGAGAAGACGTTGGCATCTTCCTGAGCCTGGATCTCCTGACGAGCCTTCTGCTGGGCACGATCGATCACGTTGAAGCGACGACGCTTGACCTCAGCAATGCGGACGGTCGGGTTAGAAACAACCTCGAACT